AGTGAAGATTTCACTTCTGGGACGCCCCGAAGGGGCGTATTTCAAATCATTACTGGTATCTGACCCTTGAATGAATAGATACGAAGTGAAATGTCCCATTCCACTTCGTATCTATTCTTCAAGTTTAAAATCATTTATTCAAATAAATATGATTTTATATGAATTTGATTTATACATCGATTGGATATAATATTAAATGGTTAGAAATAGTAGTACTTTTATTAAATTCAATAGAAAAATATACTATCATAAAAGATTTTGATTTTTTGATTATTTGCGATGATAATATGTTCAATTATATTTCCGAATTTATTAAATACAGTACAAATTATAGCTTTAATATTAAAATACATAATTCAAAAAAAAATTCAAGTAAACCTTGTTATGCCGCGATTAATAAGTTAAATATTTATGATTTTAACGAAGTAAATAATTATGAAAAAATATTATTTATAGATGGTGATATTATGTCGTTAATGAATTTAAATGAAATATTTGATGTTGAATTAAAAAATAACATATTATACGTTTATAAAGAAAATGACGATATTATAAATCATAATCATATATATTGGGGACTAAGCAATTATACAGATGAAGAATTGATTTTATTCCATGAAAATTCGATTTATCCTTTTAATACTGGAATTTTTCTATTTAAAAATACGAATGAAATGAAGACGGATTTCGAATACATGGTTGAATTTATGTCAACTTGCGATACACTATTTTTTTACGAACAATCTATTATGAATTATCATTTTAATAAAAAAATGAACGTAAATTATAATTTATTTACGATTGATAATTATATCATGTTTTTTACACCGGATTATTCGAAAAAATATACAAATAAAATAATTCATTTTATGGGCACAGTCTATACTGTTGATGAAAAGATAGAAATAATGAATACTTACATAAAAAATCATTTATTATAATTTATATCCTATTGTTGTTTTTTTCCTGATTTGTCCTATAGAATTATTTCCCCTTTCTTCTTTATGAATATGGTCATGGCATTTTTCGCAAATATTCGCCAAATTCGCGGGATGATTTTTATGAAAGTGTCCTATAAATCCATTTTGGTCTGCATCTTTCTGTGGCATCAAATGATGCACTTCTTCACCTATCGATTCATTGCATATTTCACATATGCCACGAATTTTACGCGCATTATATTTCGTTTTTTGTTCGGATAAAATCCCTCTCGCATCCGGATGATATTTATTCCGGATTTCATATGCCCGTTCTAAAAAATCGGATTCTAAATACAGGGATTTACATACTTCTAGACCATATAGCCGATTTCCTGCACCATCCATCAATTTACGGTCATATACCAATGCATCTATTTCCCTATCATAATGCACGGCCATATGTTTGACACCCAAATGCCCATCCCTTTGCATTTCTTTTAATTCGTCGTATTCCAATATTTCGTGAAAATGCGTGGCAAATAAAAATGTGGCTTCTTTATCATATAGAGTCATTAGCCCCGTTGTGAAAATGGATAACGCTGATTCCATTTCCGTTCCGGAACAGAGTTCGTCGCCTAGAATGAGACTATTTTGGTCGGCGTATTTGAGAATCACGCGGAGTTCACTCATTTCCACTGCGAATGTAGAGAGGCCTTTAAATAGGTTATCGTTTCCTAGAATACGGGAGAAAATGGATTTATATGGCTTGTATTCGAATGACGCCGCAGGAACATAGAACCCCGATTGTGCCATTAGTATAGCGAGACCGACCGCGCGAATAAAACTCGTCTTACCTACGGCATTTGTCCCATAGATTAATATGCCTCTATTGCCAAAGGCAACTGTGGTATCTTCTATTCCGCTGGAATCGATATCTCTTATATGACTAGTTTGAGATAAGGCCAAGTCATTTGTCACATAGATTTCATTCTGTTGAATATGTTCAATGAGGGGGTGTCTAAGTTCTCGAACATTGAAAAAAGAGGGGGTTTCTTCTCCTTCGTATTTCGGAATAATAGGCCGACAATAGTGGTATTCTCTTGCGATATAGGCCTTATTATGTAAGACATCCAAATAAGTAACATATTCCACTAAAACATCTAATTGGTCATATAGGTCGATTTCTATTTTATCCAACATGGATTTATATATGACATCTACCTCTTTACCTATCTCCTCTTTTAAATGATTCATTTTACGTAGAATATCGACGATTTGTATGCTCGTTATTTCGTCCGTGGTTTTCGAAGGGGATAGGAATTTAATATCATCTACGGGTATCGAGAAATCCTTGGTAATTTGGAGAACCCTAGGTCCAACAGTAGAGACGGGGATAGATGCCAAAATGGATTTCAGTTTAGTGGACCGCGTTTTTGTTATTTGAAGGGATGCCCCCGATTTTTCGGTTTCGTGGATTTTCACGAACTGCGAATTATCCGCCGTAAAATCGTTAGAACCACGCATCATATTATTCAAATAGGAATGTATTGTATGAAAACGATGCGTATTTTCCGCGTATTCTTTCACATAGGTGTCTAATGTTTTATTCACATTGGGTTGTATGATAGTATGGTCGACAGCGCTTAAAGAATTCACATCCTTACATTTTTCCACGACGAAATATTTATCTAGAAACCCGAGAACATTCATACAAACCGATTCTATATGACTACCCTTTTCTAGTTCGTTAGGCGAATATTGTCCCATAGAAGATAAATAATCCAGAATTTGGGGGTGGTGGAAAAGACTAATATTTATTTGACGAATACGCTGGACGCTTTTATAAAGAGAATAAATAGACGAGGGGAAAATCCTCTTTAAAATAATCTGTCGGCATATCTTCTCAATATCCTTTATTTGACCAATATTCTGTTTAAGGTTTTGGATAAAGACGGGGTCTTCTATATCGAGAACGTATTGTATAGTTTCGTATTCTCTATTGAGCCAATCTTCGTCATAAGTGGGCGCAACGATTTGTTCGTATGTTTTACGGCGACCCATTGGTGATGCGCATTTATTAAGCAGGGAGATAAGCGACGAATATTGCCCTTTATGTTCTCCGTCATCTATTACATTGAGTTGTCGTAAAGTATAATTTGCGAGAAGTACATTAGAACCAGTTTTTACAAAAAGGGGTAGTTTGATTTTCTTGATAAGGTCGGGATTACGTTCCTTCATAAAATGGAGGAGATAGGTGAATGCCTGTGTCGCATATGTGTTTTCCTGAAATTCTTTATATGTATCATATACCTCCTCTTTATATGTCGCATCTAATATGCTTTTAATATATGTCTGTTTTTTCGCATTCGTCATAGCACTATTTGATTGTTCATTCGTATCCTTATTGGCATGGTCATATAGAATATGTATATGATTGGACTTTACATGGGCATATTGTATAATATTATCTGTTTCTTCTTTCGAAAGGGATGTGATAAAAATAATTTCGGAGGGTTTGAGAACCGAAAGGGCGCGTTCTAATTCGTCGAATGTGGTGGGGTTTGGATAATAGGTGGTCTGGTATTCGAATAGTGTGGTTTGTCCAGTATAAATATTTGCGCTGGCTATGCCACATATGACGCGGTCTCTTGTAGCGGATTGTCTATGTAGGGGTCTTATAGTATCAATCCATATACAGGCTACATTATTCGTCATTTGTTGTGATTGGTCGACATCGTATGGGACATAGGTGCCGGGGCTATAAATACCGTCTAATTTACGTATTTTTTTGGGGGCGTCTTTTTTCTTCTTTTTTGCAGATTGTTCTCCTACTTCATCATTGGGTTCATGTTGGCTATATACCACTGCGGTATAAGATGCGGCCAAAATAATGGCGATATATTTATCTATCATATAGGAATTGAAACCAGTCATAACATAAGGTACGCCACTTACCATAGTCGTATTGGCGGAAATGGCGAGAGAACATACTCGGGAGAAATCTTCTATATTTGTCTCATAGTATTGGTTATCGCGTTTAATCGAATAGACTTCGTAAAAACTACCGACTTCGTATAAGAGGAACATTTTTTCGCCGTATTCTGCGCGGTATTGTTTATAGAGTTTCACATATTCTTCGCGGGTTTTGATGACATCATCTACAGGTTCTGAAATTTTAGGTTCTCTAGTTTCGTCATCTGAATCGATTACTTCTGTGGTTTTTGGTTTTCTAGTTTTGGGAGGCATATACTATAAGTTATAACATATAATCTCTATATGACTTTTTATTAGGAATAACGAGGTATATGACTTTTTATTAGGAATAACGAGGTATATGACTTTTTATTATATTTATTGTAGTTTAGAAATTACACATATAGAATGCCTTATGGATGTAAAATAATATCAGTATATATTAAATGACAAAAAGACTTCGTTCACCTTCGAATCATTTACCATCGAATCATTCACCTTCGAATAATTCACCTTCGAATAATTCACCTTCAAATCATTTATCTTTGAAGTTTCCTTCACCTGAAGAAGATGAGTTTTTGAAAAATCTAGAACCGATTGAAAGAACTACCTATATGTATCCACTTACTGAAAGTGTTCCAATACATACAAAAAAGTCAGATACAAGAAAGTCAGAATCCAGGCGTTTTTTATAAAAGTGTTCAACGTCGTGCTTTATCGCCGGTATCAAAATTTAATAGATATGACGGAAATAATATTACAAAACGTCAAAAAATAAACGGCCATGACTCATTTGATAGAAAACCTATAAGAGTAAGAGATGGTTTAATAGTTACAACTGACACTCATAATCGCATAGACTATGATAGGCATTATTTTTGTGAATTTCACACCAATTATACGATTTATGCTTTTGTTGTTTCATAGATGAATTTTTGGGTAGATAAATTCTCTCTCCGATATTTATTATCACCACCATTTATTGTACAAACTGTAGTTGATTCTGTAGTTGATTCTTCTACTCTTTTACCTCTATTACCGCATTTAATGTTTTCTTCTTTACATTTTTGATACCGAGATTGGATAATGGTTCCTTCTTTATTGTATTCTTTCATTTTTTGTTGTCTAATGTTTTCTTCTAATTCTTCCCTTAATCTCTTTTCTTTTTTTTTTTTAATTT